ATTCTTATCCGCCTCTGTTCTTGCGGTTTCTTCGTTTGACAGTTTTGACTGAATTTCAGTAATGCACTTACTTACCAAACTCCAAAACCAATTAAAAACATTTGCCGACGGTTTATATCCGGCTTTAAATCCGTCATTTTTCAGACTATCGCTCGGCCCGGTGCCTGTATTCTTCCATTCGGGCAAACTATTATTAAAATTCATACATTTATTCTCCCCTCTTAAATATTTCCTAAGTAACCGCCGTGACCGTTACCATCGGCAAATCCTGTTTCAATGTTATAGTCATTTTCGTGGTCGGCAAATTCAAATGTTCCGCTATATTCATACGCATATAATACCGACAAATGTGCCGGTTTCAGATCCTCGATAATATTCTTAATCACACTTTCCGGCACATTCGGTTGATGAAAAATCACCGTAAAACTGTAATTCTTAATATCTTCGGTTATATCAACCAATACACCGTAACTCTCAATTACCGCCCGCAAATTCGCCTTTGTTGAGGTTTGCGACCCTCTTATTCTTATTTTAATAAGGCTCTTTCGTTCCTCAAGGGTATTGCCGATTTCTGATATACCCAAACTTTTTTCATATTCTCTTACGGCATCTTCATCGGCACTGTCAATAAATCTGTTTTTCATAAACATTTCTATCAACTCATACAAACGTTCAAATTCCGCATTGACGGGTGTATTTAATGCTTTTATATACCGTGACTTTTTATAGTACGACGGTAAATTCTGTCCTACATCAGCCAACGGCAACACCCCCAAGAACGGCAATTTCAGTTTCGGATATTGCGATATTTTCTGTTTTTGAATTGATTTTCAAATTTGAATAATCATCAACACCGTCTGTATTCAATATGGTTTGACCTATTTTTGCATATGACACATATCCGTTTGCAAAAGACACATCACGCAAATAACTTCTGATATTCGATTTAATACTTTCAATCGTGCTTTCGTCCACATCTGCCGAAAACGTAACATTTATACTTACTGCCGTTGCAGTGGTAACGGTCACATCTGCACCTATCGGACATTGTTCATCTATATAACTCTGTACCTTATTTATAAGCTCACTTCCCGCAAGTTGTTTTTCACTGTCAACGATTATCACTTTAACCGTTCCTGCTCCGTTCCACAACGGCAAGCATTTTGCGTCACCCACTCCGTCAACTGATTTTGCCCAAGAGATATACTGCCACTTATTTCCGCTTGTTATAGGATGCGAAACATATTCGGTAAAACGCTTTCGCAGTTCAACATCACTTTCTTTGTCACTGCCTCCTGTGGTTGAAATTTCATTTGTTACGGATACAAGTCCTTGAACAGTAACCGGAAATCTGTTTATTTTCCCTTTTTCAACATTACCTTTTACTCCGGCACTGTCACATACAACTTGTACAGTTACACTACCCTCACTCGGTATGACCGCATTTTCGGTTATATTAAATATAATATTACCTGCCGCCACCTTTTCACCAACAGACACTTTTGCTCCGACGTTACCGCTTACAGTCACACAGCCTGTTGCATAGCTTGCCTCCTTGCGTTCCAATCCAAACTCGCCTACACGCATATCAAGATACTTACCTGTAGCGGTTGACGCATAAAAATAGGAGTCAAGAGATGATATAATATCATAAACATTCTCAAACTCCGTTGCCGTTGATTTTTCTATATCGTATGTATATGTTCCCGACGACGTATCATATCTTGACGGTATCTGCAAAAGCATACGTTCAAGTATTGTATCAATAGTTTCAGCCATTATATCGCCCCCTTAACGTCATTTATATCGCCGTACACGCTGTTTACGGTAAAAGATACTGTAAGCAGTGAGCCGTCTACTTCCATATTAAAGTTATCAATACTCACTATATCTTCATTTGCGGTCAATATTTCGGTTATCTCGCGCTTGACTTCCGAACGGATGTAGTCACGATTATAATTCTTTCCGACAAAAGTATCTTCTATATTTATACCGTATCCTGTACCGTTATAAATTTTATATCTGCCCTTTTGCGTATTGAGTATTTTTTGCACCCAATTTTTTATACGTTCCCTGCCGACCGTCATTTTCGGACGACCGTTTATAATAATAAAATCGCCCTTTTGAAAATCGAATGCAGGTTCTGTTTTTGTGTAATCAGCCATTCTCCGACACCCCCAACACCAAATATCTGTTATTGCCTCTGTACGGAATCATTGCAACTTCTCTGCCTTTATAAACATATCGTCCGTCAATATCCTGTTTGTATAAATCAATAAGACTTTTTATATGCTCCTTAGTCAGAATTATTTTAGAGGTAAATTGTATTTTAAGGTTCGGTAGCTCAATTATTTTACCGAATACGACAAAATCACCCGTTGCGTTTTCACGGTCCTTAAACATCTTTGCAAGTGTTTCGACTCCGTTTTTCATACTAATCTCTCCATATCAATTTTATTGTAGTGAACACCGTTTTTTATACTGTGCTGACTGCTTGTAATCACATATTTAACACCGTCTTTTTCTATCGTACTTCCGGCTCGTGTATAGCTTGTCAGCTCCTCGATTATTTCACCGGAATACGTTTCATCTTCCTTGTTCAGCTCGTCAAGATTTTTCTTTGCCAAATCCGACGCATTATCTCCGTCATTCATTTTTACCACTTCTTGCAGAAAGCCGTATTTTGATATACTCTCCTCGGCTTTCAGAGTAGTCATAACGTCCGTATCGGTTATCACCTTAACACTGTTCTTCATATTCTCAATACTGTCTTTATGCTCAATATTACCCATATACTGTACTGAGTTTTTGAGTTCGGTATTCGGCGATATTCTAAACTTCGGCTCGACCGACATATCACTGCACAAATATATACGCATACCGTCGGGTACAAAGTCAAAGTTATACCCGTTTCCGCACTTATCAAGAATATCCTTGATAACGTCCGATACGGGCTTGTCGATATATATTTGCGTTATAAGCGTACTCAATTCGGGAATAAGCACAATCGGAATGTATAAATCGTTGCATATCTTCTTTATACAGTCGTCGGCTCTCATAGATGTAAACTGATATGTGTCTGTGGTCTTATTCAGATACCACCCTACATCAACGGCAGTGTATTTGTTTTCATACATTGCTCCGTCGTCAACCTCGATTATTACACCTCTGAAATCTTCTTTATCTCCTCCGCTGTACCTCATAATATCGCCCATTTTGGGTATGTATATATTCATATACTTCATTTCTTTAGGTTTCGGAGTGTTGAAAGACATCGTTGTCGCAAGTGTATTTTTTGTATTTGTCCACGATATATCTCCTATATGCTTTGATACGTCTGTATCATTTACCACTACTTTCAAAGCACCGTCTAACAGCATAGGTGCTTGTTTGAAAATCGAATTGTGGATAGGTATTTTTTCGTTGGTATCCGCAAAATGATATTCTTTTTCACCGGATGTACTTCCTGTACTTCCGTATGTCGGCTCTGTATCGCTTGTCCAAATTCTCACAACACGGGCAGAGCGGTTAATCCCCTCCGACTCTAATGCAGATGTGAATTTTTCATTGCCTGTCACAACATTTCCGTCAATGATAAACTCCGTCATATTTGCGTCACCGCCTGTGTGATACATATGTCGGCTGTCGGTTTCGCTATCTTTCTTTTCGTCACCTTTGACTGCGTATATCACTTTACCGTCGTCAAATTCAATCTTAACAAACGTGCCGTCCGGTCCGTAATACGAACCGAGTGCCATACAAATAAAATCTTTGTACTTTCGCAATCCGCCGTTTGACGTACTGCTGTCACTGCCCCACAAGTATTTATATCCGCTTGCTTGACTGTTCGTATATGTTTGGTATGCCATATATGATTTAGTTGCGAGCGACTTTCCGATGTTCGGTATTTCTCTCTCAACCCAGTTTGCAATATAACCGCCTCCGTCTTTGGTATATCTGAGTACACAATCCCACGGATAATTTCTGTAAGGCACGTTGGTAACAATACCGAATGATGTTCCTCTTGCCTCAACGGTTGTTCCGCCGTCCGCCTGTACCAAAGCGGTATGGTCTGCTTTATTTAAAAGTACATCACCTTTTAACATACCTGCTCCGTTTGACAGATTACAGGACGACGTTACGTCTTTAAATCCACACGAAATAAAAACGTTATACATATCCCCCGTATATGTAGCACCATTATCTTTAACAGGCACTCCTACATTTTGATATGCCGTTATAACAAAAGAAGAACAATCATAATGCGGTCCCCATCTCACGTCTTGACTGTACCAATGACTGTCGTCATTTGCAATATCTGTCGCCCATTGAACTGCATTATCAATTACACCCATATAAACCTCCTTTTAAACTTTTGTATACTTTTTTCACTATCTTACTATGGTGGTATTCGTCTGCACATCATGTCACCTCATTTTATTGCATAGAAAAAGCACCCCGAAAGGTGCTTAATTCTAATTTATATATTCTGTCCTGTTGGATTGAAACATTCTTGCATAAGTCGCATTGCATATTTAAAACCCATAATAAATCCGCAACGCTCACTTTCACATTCGGATGATGAAACTAATTCCTCTATTTTCTTATATGTTTCATTACCTACAACTTTATTTATTGCCTTTCCTTGAGCGGACTGCACATCATTCATATATAAAATTTCATCAGCTGAATCGTATTCATATGACTGTGAAACATCTACAAAAATTTGATTTATTAATTCACTTTTCATCACAATTCCCTCCTATGCCGTTTTAACAGTCTTGCCTAAAATCTTACCTAAAGCTTGTACACCTTTTTCATTGTATAAAAACTGTTGTACTTCTTTAGAACTATGTTTTGACTTACTCATAACCATTTTACCGTATGTATCATTTTTAAGTCCGCTTGCATTTGCAGTCTTGCCAATTTTCATAGCCGATACACCGAACATTCCACCGACTTCCGTTGCTGAATAAAGCTTTTCACATTCGAGTAAATACTGGTTCATATTCTTACCCGTTATCTGCTCCACCGCCTTAATACCCATAACATCAATCGCAATCTGTGATAAGTTTTTGTCCTTAGTGTTCGATAAAAGCGTTTTTATCATACGATTTTGAGCATTAAGCAACATTGCGGTGGCTCTGTCACGTTTTGCTTGTAATTCAATTTCTTTTAAGTGGTCTGTTGCAATATTAACCGTTTCGCCTTTTCTTAAAGATTTCAGTAGTTTTCTTACCCACGCTCTGAACTCTTTTGCTTTTTCAGTTTTTGCGAGAAATGTAACTTCATATATGCCGTCTTCTGTGAAAACTCTTGTTTTTCTCTGTCCTGCTTCCGAAGTCAAAATGACTTCGGAAGAAAATTCTTCACTTTTTAAATAACCATTTCTTGAAACAATCTTATTGATACTTTCTCGTGGACTTGCATATTGTAAGCATTTACCGAGTTGTTCACTTGTCATAAACATATCTTGATTGTCTGAGTACACATCACATTGTACCTCTCCGAATTGTGCTGATTTTACAATCTGTAAATTATTCATTAAACTTCTCCTCTCAAATTTTGCTTTGACAAGAGTTTCAATCTATGATATAATATCTTGTAGACGGAAACGTCTTGTACTGATAACGATAACGATTGCTTTGGTTGGCGTGTTATCGTTATTTTTTTGTTTCTTTGGCATTGTTCTGTGGCATACTATAATGACACAAGTCAGCAAAACACCAAGTCGTCCTATCTTTTTGCAACTCATTCATACTTAGTTTTCCTCCTTTTCAATGAAATCTGTAATCGGTCTGCCTAATGCCTCTGCAAGCTTTCGTATGGTTGCAGCTTGCGGTCTTTTAATTTTTTGCTTTTCAAGTAACGATATTTGATTTGCCGTAATTTTAGCCTTATACGACAACTCATTCATTGACAAGCCTTGTTCCATACGATATTCTCTTAGTTTTTTTGTTGTATATCCCACATTTTCACCTCCTGACATTTTAGATTATACTACTTTAAAAGTAATAAGTCAATACTTTTTTATCAATTATATTTATTTTATTGATAATATACGTTATTTATGTTATAATTAAGTTAATAATAAAATAATTTTATCACTTAGGAGGTGCAAATAATGTCAACTTTTGCTGATAACTTAAAATTTTTATTAAAATATAAAGGTGATACCCAAAGTCAACTGGCTAAAGAATTAGATTTAACCACTGCATCAGTATCTCGATATTGTTCGGGTGAGCAAATTCCAAGAATCGATGTTTTGGATAAAATTGCAGACTATTTTGCGGTTGATGTATCGGATTTATTCGCTGAAGATACCATTGATAAGTTAAAAAGCGGCGAATTTCAAATTATATATGGCGAACCGATTAATATACCTTTAGACCAAATTCCAGTAAAATACAAGCTATTTAAAGAAATAGAAAATCTTTCAAATGCAGAATTACAACGAGTACATCAATACATCCAATTTTTGAAATATATGCGTAACAAATCCGATACGTCAAAAGATAACGTCTAACTTTTTATAAATTCGTATCAAAATATATCTGAAAACACTAACCACGTGAATAATATTCACGTGGTTTATTCGTTTTTCTTTAACTACTTCGATAATATCGAAGTAGTTAGCCAACACAAAAGACACCCCATAATGAGGTGTCTTTATTTTTCATTTTTGTTGTCCGAGACAATTTGCTCCACTATTTGATTGATGCCTTTATTAATTATTTCATATATTTCATCTGTCGTTTTTGGCTTGTAATCCGCTTTATTGACATCTATTTTCAAAACTCTATTATCATTATCAGAATGAATTTTCTCTACACTTTCTGTAGTTTTAAAATTGATATTGACAGGCTCATCGCTTGATACATAAAACTTAATAAATCTTTCAACCACATCTTGGATAGATGTATTTTCTTTTACCGTTTTCAATTTAAGTTTTGCATGAACATCATCAGACAACCTAATTACTACTTGTTTAATATCTTCACCCCCTTTTTGTGCTATCATAATATCATACTATCAAGATAGTGTCAAGAGTTTTTTTTATTTTTTTATATCACTTTCCAACTTCTGTATTCCTCGACTTATTGCCTCAGTTTTATTTACACTTTCTTGCTCGCAATAAGTTTCAAGAGTATTTTTGTCCTTATCACTTATGCGAATACTTATTTTATTAGGTCTGGGATTATCAGTTGGTCTGCCTGTTCTGGGTGACATATTCTATCCTCCTTTCTTTTGTCTGGCATAATCATATACTATTGCCCGACAAAAGTCAAGAGTTTTTTCTAAAAAAGTACATCGAAATTCGATGTACTTTCTAAGCCTTATTTGAAATTTTTAATTTGTCTTTTGTTTTATTATATTACAAAAGGAAAATATTGCAACATTTTTAATCACCGAAACAACCGGCATTATCCATAATAACAAGCAAACGTATCATACTCTTTGTCAAACCGTATCCGTCCTCGCCGTCACCGTTTAGATAGCCTTTTCTTTTTACCTTTTCAATAGTCGCCTCTGCCCATGACGGCATAATGTCAACCGTATAATTTTCAAATCCGTCTGTTTTGTCAATAATAACAAGTGTACGAATAATATCCATTGTAAGACCGAGTTCGTTATCGTCTGTACCACTTATAATACCTCTGTCCATCAGCTTTTGAATAGTCGGTTTAGCCCAAGACGGCATATTATCGTCCATATAGTTATATATCATTGTGTTTTCAACACTGCTAAGCCTTTCTTCTATATTATCAATTCTCGCCATTATTTCATCATACTGCGCCACTGTCAAACCCTCCTGTACATCGTTTAAAAGATTTACTTCTCCAAGCTCGATTGAATAATTCAAATCGCCGCCTGCGCCTACACTGTAATCAAACTTATCTATTGCCGCCGCTGTATTTATATCAACATTGCAAATACCCGTGGAAGTAATGACAAGCCTTATCGGAAGTTTACGTTTACGCCAATTTTCAATCTTGTCTGCGTATTCCTGCCCTTTCATACTTCTGTCCCTTAAATACGGATAGTCGGTCATCGGTAAGAAACTGCTCCACGATACAGTTTTAAGCTCGGGATTTCCGATAATTTTTATCCAGCCGTAATTTGCCGTTTCAAAAGTTTCCGTACCTTGTGAACTCGATACGGTAAATTCGGACGGCGTGACAGGAATATGTATAACTTCTTCACTGTTGTTTATGCTTAAATAGAAATCTAACATTTTGCCTCCTACATATTTGCCATATATTTTTGAATTTTAGGAACTATTACGTTTATAACGTCGTCGGCGATTTCATCGGCGGTTTTGTTGTCGGCGTTTATAACTATCTTAATTTCATTCGTTATAGTATTGCCGCCTTTGTTGCTTTCGGCTATGTATTGACTTAAATTGTTCCAAAATGTCCTAAGCGGAAGTATTGCCTCTGCTCCGGCTTCTCCGCCCATTTGGACTTTTCCGTTTGCATATCCGAACGCTGTCGGACGTGTCATAATACCGCCTTTTGCATTCCATTCAAGTCCAAGTTTTGGAATCGGTGTACTGACACCGGCTATACTTACCGTACCTTTTTGTACAATCTTAGGCGCTTTGATAATTCCTTTAATCTTACCCCAAACGTCCGATACCTTTTCGGCAATACTGCCGAATATCTCCTTGACTTTGTTCACCGCCGCACTGATTTTTTCAGTAATACCATTTTTAATGTTTTCAAAAATAGTCATTACGGTGTTTTTCACATTGCCAAATGCTTCACCGAATTTACTTTTTACGGCTTCCATCTTCACACCGACTGCATTGACAACCTCGCCGAGCTTACCGCCTGTTAATTGATTAATTGCGTCATAGCCTGTCCTGTAGTATTCCTTGACACCCTCTATTGCCGCAAATGTAGCACCTTTCAGTCCTCTGCCGTGCGCGTCATAGGCACTTTTTATGTTGTTCAGTTTTTCCGATACAGCATTTTTTACACCGCCCCATAATTCTGACGTTTTTTCTTTGACTCCGTTCCACATTGTCGACACTTTTTCTTTGACTGCTGATATTCCGTTTTTTATCTTTTCAAATCCGGCTTTTATTCCTTCCCATGCACTTGTAACAATCGCTTTAACTTTTTCCCATAGGTTGATCCAAAAATTTCGGAATCCTTCGGATTTATTCCACAATACAATAAACGCCCCTACCAATGCACCGATAGCCACAATGACAATACCAATCGGATTTGCTGTCATAGCTACATTTAACGCCCATTGTGCGGCTGTTGAAATACCCATAACAACATTTTTAGCCGTTTCAGCTGCATTCCACAACATAACTGCACCTTTGTATGTGATTATCGCCCCTGCAACTGCTCCTATTACCGGAGATAATGCCTCAATTACCGATATAGCTCCACTGGCTAAATCCATAGCCGTAGATAATGCGTCACAGAATGTTGATATACCTCCCTCACAGAAATCTTTAAGCATTGGTCCAATGTTTGAAAATGTATCAGTTATAGTATTTTTCAGTCCCTCAAATGACCCTTTTAGCTTTCCTACAGAACTTTCACCGATTACATCTGTCATACCGTCAAAAATTGATGGTATTGCATCTAAAACAGCCTTTCCCAATGCAGGTAATTGGCTGATTAAACCGGTAACCAAACTCTTTGCGGCTGAAACAAGGTGTGGAAGTATATCGGATACCATTGACGGAAGTTCTGCTACAATTACAGGAGCCAAACTCTCAATTAACGAACCTACGCCACTTAACGCACCCGTTATTGCCGGTATAACATTCTGCCCGAACGTCTTAGCTGAATCAACCAGTGCATCCAAACTCTGATCAAACATTTCTCCGCCTGTTGTCAAACCGACAAGAGTATTTTCAAACGCCGCTTTCAGTGACCCCCACGATCCGCTTATTGTCGTGCTTGCCTCTTTTGCCGTTGTTCCCGTTATGTCCATTTGCGTTTGGATTGCATGAATAGCCTGTGTAATATCGGCAAATGATGAAATATCATACTTCTGTCCAGTAAGTTTCTGTGCATCGCCAAGTAGTCGTTTCATTTCAGCTTGTGTGCCACCGTAACCGAGTTTTAAATTATCAAGCATGGTGTAATTTTGCTTTGCAAAACCCTGATAGGCATTTTGAATGTCTGTCATATTCGTGCCCATCTTATTTGCATTATCAGCCATATCCACCAACGCTGAATTTGCATAATCCGCCGCCTTTGCCGTATCGCCCTTTAAACTTGAAATCAATGATGCCGAAAAATTTGTAACTGTTTCCATATAGTTATTAGCTGACAAACCTGCGGTTTTGTATGCATCATTAGCATATTTCTGTACTGCCGCCGAACTGTCTTTGAACAATGTATCGACACCACCTGTCAGCTGTTCATAATCAGCAAATGAACTGACTGATTTTGCTACCATTGTTCCTACTGCGGTAGCGGCTGCCGTTCCGGCAATAGCTAACCCTTTGCCTAGTTTACCAACGGCACTGCCAACAACTTTTGCTTTATCTCCTAATTCAGAAATTTTTTTGCTTGTGTTGTTCAATGTACTACGCAGATTATTGCTTTCATTTTGGGCTTTCTTCATATTTGCGAAGAAGTTTCCGGATTTCAACGACAGTGTCGCTCCTATGTTTCTACTTTTTGCCACATCAACCGCCTCCTGTCATTGCTTTTATCTTTTCAGCTTCTTCTTCGTATGCTTTTATCATACTGGCTCTTAAAAATGCCTTTTCATTTCCCGTAGCTCCGGCAATTCTGTCCCAATCAAAACCACGTTGGACGTAGTAATGTATTAACTCAAAATCACCGTTGCGTTCAATTAGTTTTTTAGTTCTTCAACCGCCTTAACGCTATCGTCAACATAACCTGCAAAACTTAATGCAGCTTTTGAGATATTCACTACCTCGCCCGGTTCAAATATTTTGTCAAGAATATCTAATGGATCTTGGCAGCCATATGCCTGTTGCAGTTGTTTGTTTTTCAGTGGCGGTTCTGTCACACATTCATACACCAGATATGCATCCGATTCGCCTGAATACGCATCCATATTCATTGCGTCATTTACTTGATTTCTTGTTGGTTTTGTTATTGTGATTGTACCGTCAAGGCTTTCAACGTACAATTCCTTTGTTTTATTTTTGCTCTTTGCTTCCTTTACTTGCTCTGAACGTCTTATCATTTCGTCCAACGTCAATCTTGTATGTTTTTCTTGTCCTGTCATTTTTATATCCTCCTAAAATGTTTAATCCTGTTCTATCGGTTCAATGCTTTCAAGGAATTTCAATCCTGTAAAACCACCCTTGTATTCTTCCTCAACTATCTTACCGTTTTCACCACCTGTTAGTGGAACACTTTCAAGCCAACAGTTAGTTAGTTGTACCTTTTCGTATCCGCCCCCATATGCGTCCGGGTCTTTTAATTGGCTGATTAGTGTAAAACGTGGGTCTTTTCCTTGCATAAATGCCTCGGCAAACTTTTTACCTCTTGAAAATACTTTTCGTACTTTCATTGTGTATGTACCTGATACACTCATCAGCTTGCTGTCTTTAATCATATCGCCGGAGAATGTGACGTCTTCTCTATCTGGATCTAGTGTTGCCTCAAAACTTGAAATTTCATAGACAGCCGAATTGTCCCACCATACCTTGCCGTGTGTACCGGAAATAATGTTAGGTGCTGAAATTTTTCTACTCATATATGTCTACCTCCTCGATTACATGTTTACAACGAATTTCAAATCTTCCGCCGCGTTTTGCATTTGAATATGTGCCGCCATAAACATAAATGTGCCTGTATTGGCTTGTTTGATTGCAACATCACTCATATTTGCAACGTCAACACTTTTGCTTGCCAAATACTCTCTTTGTGCGTCTATGTCGATTTCTGCATAATGTTCATAACCGTCATATAGCACGCCTTCCTTTGTCAGTGTTTCAAAATATTGATTCACTGCGGCGATAAACAGTTCTTTGTTTTCAATACTGTTACTTCTGCCGATATAGTTTTCTTTGAATGTTGTTCTAATGTCTTCCGCAATCAGATCCATTCCTTCAACTATCTTGATTGACTTCATATCCTCTGTCTGGTTTGTTCCGACCGTTGTCAATGAATTCACACCTCGTGCAATTTCGACCTGCTCACCATCGTTGATTAAAATTAACTTTCCGGCATCAACATCTGCATCGGGGGTTAAACTCTCTGTAATACTGCTGATTTCTGAAATGACTTTGCCTGTTACACTCTCATTCAGTGCAGTTCCGGCAATAATACTGGCAATATATACGCAAAATTCAGCGGTCGTATAGGTCTTACTGCCGATTTTTATATCATCGGTATCAAAATTTATAATACCGATGTTATTTGATACAGAATGCGGTAATACTGCCTTAAACGGTTTCTTTGCCGTTCGCTGTGCAATAATCCAATCTGCCACAGTCTTAACTTCACCGTCCTGTAATGACGGAACGGCAAGATAATTCCACTTCTTATTTGCCAAACGCTTCAATGCATCATCAAGACTTCCTTCTGCGGCAATTCTTTCGATAATCACTTTTTTGGGTGAACCTTTAAACGCCATATTTATGTAATTTAGATTGTCTGATGTCCAATGGCTCTTAACCACTTCCGTCTCATTGTTGTAAACGTATGTGGTATCTTCCTTGGTTTCATCCTTCAAAATCAGTGCAACTGTACCGTTTGCACTGCGTTTTACAGCGGTTTGTGCCGCTGCTTTAAATTCTACATTTATTGTTGATAATCCCATATTATATACCTCTCATTTCTATGGTTTCTGCATTGTCATAATCGTCACATTCATCAATGGACTGTGTTATAGGAACGTCATACATCACAGTTAAACGTTCTTCTTCGATTGTCATATCCATTGTTTCCATAGTTAAATGCCTGTCCTGTACATCAATCGTACTGTACATCAATGTTTCGCGAATTTTTTCCGCCGCCTCTGCACATTCTTGTGCAGTTTCAGTTTTTGGAATATATTTGATGGTTACACTGTAAACGTCATCCTCCAAAAATCCTCCGGATTTTGTAATTGATGATGGGTATACATAGATGAACACTGCCGGCTTAGGATAGCCTTCTTGAATTTCTGATGATATAACATTAAATTCTGCATTTCGTAGTTTGTCCGCTATAAATCTGCGTATATCCTGTGATTTAATCATTGTTAAATTCCTCCACTAATTTATCTAACATTTTATTTGCATCTCGGTCAAAACGTGATTGTGCCTCTTGTATTGCATTGCTTAACATATGCTTACCTTCAACACGTCCGTGCGATTTAATTCCTCTGGCGAAGCGTTGTACTCGGTTTAGTTTTTGTCCTTTTTCTCTTGTTCTGCCTCCCGACACCTGTTCGTGACCTAATTCAACCAAATGTCCGTGAGGTGCTCTCGTTTGAATTCTGACAACTCTGACTGTTCCACCCTTGTACAGTTTAACTTTTTTTAATCTCCACGAATTGCGGAGTTTTTTTGTCTTTACCGGTGTAAGCGATTTTGTCCTTCTATTGACTGCTTGCCCCTGTGTCATTAAAAGTGCATCTGCTTTGTCCGGATATTTTTTTTCAAAACGTTTGAACGATTTTTCCAATTCGTCAAAACCGAATACATCTTTATTCTTCCTTGCCATATCTGTCCACCTCTGAACATACGATTTTTAATTCCCTGTGACTCTCGTTTATATCCAATACGGATACTATGTCAAATACCTTTGCACCGTACAGAATTTTCATATTACTTTCAATGCCGTTAAAATAACGTGTTACCACGTTGTATGTTGTTTCTGCTCTAATTTTCTGCGATTCATCATATTCCCTGCCTGTTGCAGGCGAAACATATGCACGAACACCGTAATTGGCAAACACATTATTTAAACCGCTTAAAACTCCGCTTTTAAAACAGATTTCGCCGTCTTGCGTAGAATATACATCATCACTTGCAGTCTTTGTCACCGGGTGGAACGGAAACCACCCGATAACTTGCTCTGACTGTTCGTTTATTTCTGATGTTGACGGCTTTAAAAATACAACTTTGTGCCTTAGCTTTGCAAAATCCATTATTCTTTCACCTCATCATCAGTATCTTGTGGTGTTTCCAACTGTAACTGCATTAGCATAGTTGAAACATTCTGACTATACTTTGTCTGTCCGTATGGACTACGGTTTTCGTAATAGTCGCCCACCAACATCAGCATTACGGTATGTGCTTTGGGATTGTCCAGATCTACCTGCCTACCACATGCTGATTTGACGTATTCTTCCGCCGTTGATATGTATATTTCCAACAATGTATCATCATCGGATGTATCTAATCGCAGAAAATTCTTTACTTCGTCTAATGTTAGGGACATTCTTCACCCCTCCCATTCATTACGCAGCTGCTTTTGTCGTTACAGCCTTGCTTCCTGCTGCCGTTATTGTTCCGTAGATGTATGTAGAACTATCTGCCTGAATGACGTCATAGCTTTCGATCACACGCATAGTTGTCATATTTGCACCGAATTGATATTCAGTTGATACTGCAAACTGATAACCTTTCCTATCAATGAAATAACAACCGGCTTTAAGATTTCCGTAGAAAATCGGTGCTTGTCCTGCTTTGGTGTTTGGCAGTTGTGCATCTGGGAACACAATTACAGGTAGTCCTTGGAACAACTTTTGTGTCGGTGTTACATAGTCTTCCTTTAAAATCGGTCTGCCGACTGCGTCCTTTTCGCTGTCCATAATGTCAAATCCTGTTTGGTTTGTGACAATAACTGCACCGATTCGGGCGGATGGGTCCAAATCTTTGTTGATTGACGATTTCAATTCATCTAATCCCTTTATTGCCTTTGCCGTTTTACCGTTTTGCAATGCTGTGAAAATGTCTGTATTTTCACTGATGATTGAATTTTTAACAAACCAGTTATTTAGGTATGATGTCAAACCAGCCTTTTCCGATTCCAATAGTATATTTGAAATAGGGAAAACCTTACCTTTGTGTGTAACTTGGAATTTTTTCTGTTCAAATGATGTTTTAGTGCCTTCTGTGAGTGTATCGCCATCTTCAAAATCTGCCAAACCTGTCGGAACACCCTTTTCAAATACGAAACTACCGGTTAATGATGATGTCGGTACTACTGTTACCAAATCTTTTGCTGACATATATGTCTTTCTTAATTCTCTGATTGTTGTATCAACATCTTCAGGAATTAGATAATTCTCACCGTCTGTACCGTTTGTGCCTGTAACCAGTGCATTTTCCGCTTCGGTCAATTTTTTTCTTAGTGCAATCTTTGCCATAACAGAAAAACCGTTTGCTGTTGTTTTGTTCTTTGGTTCTTCTGGTACGTTGTCCCTTTCCATTTCAAATAATGCTTTTTCATTTTCGTATGATGTTTGCAAATCCTTGATTTCGTCAATTAGTTGCTTCGCCTCATCAACCTTACCTTCATTTTGAAAATTTCTTGCTTGTGAATTTTTCTCTTTAATTTTTGCTAGTAATTCACGCATCTTCTTGTTCATTTTCTATTGCTCCTTCCATAAATACGAAATTGTCTAACATATCCAATTCGTTACTGTTTTTTTCTTTCTGTTCTTTCTGTTCTTCCTCGTCCGGATCTTCTTCCTCGTCATCTTCATCCGTCTTTTTTGGTTTCGGATCTTCTTCTTCGTCCGGATCTTCTTCCTCATCATCTTCGTCATCATTTTTGACAACGACATTTTTAGGAATATTGTTGTAAGTTATAGACGAAATACACGCTGCCACATCTATGTTTTCATCTTCCTGTATTCGTGGGAATAATTCCGCCGCATCCTTTGCCGACAACCACGTTTCATCAGACATTTTCTGTTTGATGTCATCTTCGGTGATATTTTCAGCGACATTTTCCATGTATGTATCAACAATCGTTTGTTCGATGTTTTCCAATCTGTCCGCTGTTTCACGCAAATCGTTGGCATTTCCCATTGCATACGTCCACGCTTTGTGGATCATCAAATAGGAATTTGCCGGCATAATGATTTCATCACCTGCCATAACAATGACAGACGCAATAGATGCCGCCAAGCCGTCAACATACACTGTTTTGTGTGCTTTATGTCGTTTCAGCATATTATAAATAGCATTGCCGGCAAACACGTCACCGCCGTTACTATTCACATAAATGTTTAACTGACTGACATTTTCACATTCTTTCAACATTGTGGCTACGTCAGATGGGCATTTATCATCATTTCCCCACCATTTATCCCCATCATTTCCGACTATATCGCCGTAAAAATAAATATCGGCTGAATCATCGGTCTGATTTCGGATATAACAGTTAAAACTATTCTGTTTCTTATTTCTGTGTCTTGACATTTTTCTGATTTCCTCCTTCCATAGCAACTTTTAACGGTATCATATTGCCGTTAATTAGGTATGCATTACCGCCTTCGTCTTCGGAAATATGTGGCATATCTTCCTTACTGCGTATATCATTAGCGGATAACCAGCCGTTTTGTCTGGCTTTCGCATAACCTTCCATTCTTTGTGAAAATGTCGCTCGTAGCACGACATCAACATTGAATTTGAAAAAATATCCTTGTTGAAGTTCTTCTGATGTTAGCAATTTACTTGCCAATTCTTCTTCCAAACCCTTTAGAATAACCAACATTGTGTCGGTCAAAAATGCTTGTTGCTGTGCTTCACTGTTTGCATAGCTTGATTTCTCATAATCGTTTAGCTGATTCGGTTTAATTCCGAATGCTCCGGCTATTTGCAATGCCGTATATTTTTTTAATTCTAAAAACTGTGCGTCCGTCAATTTCAAATTTAACGGGTTTAACTTCATTCCGGCAGGAATCGGAATATATGTTAATGCACTGTTTGCCGATGTTGCCGTTTCAATAGTGCTGATTAAATTCTTTCGCAAATCCTCATTCAAATCTGCTGTATATTCAACAGCGACTTTACCTGTCAAACCTGTTTCATATAAATTCTTGATAAATTTTTGACTGTCCATTGCTCCGTCAATCGTCAGTGCCAGCACGTCCTTAACCGCCAATCCCATAATGCCGTCAAACGTCATATATGTTTTAAAATGCAATATTTCATCAGTGCTGAATTTATATACCTTTCCGGTTACCGGTTCTGAATATATATACCAAACTCCGCCGTTATCATCTATTAACTTCGCATTGTCATCATAGACAGTCATATATCGGTTATCCAATATTAACAACTCAGGCTCTTTGTTCCGTGCGATATATACATAACAATTTCCGTAATGATACATCACCGTTACAACTGTTGCCCAAAATGTCGTTGCAGTCATATTCTTATTCGGTCGTACTTTCAGCACATTGTATAATGCTGAATTTTTTGCCTTGCTTACACCTTTCGGTGTTTCCTGATACATCTTTAACGGCAACTTTGCAACCGCCTCAGACAACGTTTTTAGACAGGTGAAATATGTCACTTCCGACAGTTTACTGTTCCGTATACTGCCGTACTGCGTCCAAAATCGTTCATCTAACAATGATATTGTCGTTGTATCATGCGTCAGTGCATAAAATGCCGATTTTATTCTGTTAAAAAATTTCATTATATCTGACCTCTCAACATTTCTTCATATTCTGCCAGTTGTGCCGCTGCTATTGCATTGACATCAACATAATTCAATTCATGTGTATATGCTCTGGTGTGTGCTATTATCAGTGCCATTGCAGGATCAATCTTATTGATACTTTTCGCCTTATTCGGTCTAACATTACCGTTTTCATCAAACGTAACTACTGTATTTCCAACCGCCCACTTCAATATCGGATCGTCAAAGTGTATTAATTTGCGTTCTTCAATCGTTATCCCCAATTCTTTGGTCGGCTCTGATAATGTTTTAAATCCTTGTCGGACCTCAACAACTTTCATACCCTCGTCAATTAGGTGCGATTCCAACTGCGTTGCGTTCCACGGGTCCAAGCAGACTTCCAAAATGTCATACTTATCACGCATTCGCAGGATATAATCTTCGATATAGTCAAAATCAACAGCATTACCGGGTGTTGCCGTTATATATCCCATATCAATATACCGTTGATAATCAATGTGATGTTTCTGTGAATTATCGAAAATCTTGTCTTCCGGTATAAAACTGTGGTGCAAAACTGCAAAATACCTGTCACTCAAAGGAAATTCAAAAACGACACTTGCCAAGTCGTTACGGACCGCCAAATCGCCTGCGGCATAACACTTTTTACCGATTAAATCTTCTTTGGTGATTTTCAAAGTCGGTGGTTTATTGTACTGCTCCATATTTGCCCATGAAGCGGTATCAGTAACCCACATATTCAGTTTTTTACACTTGAACTCATTCAATTTTGACGGAATATTCTTAGATGCAGTATAAATACTTTCCATATCTTTTAGGTTGACACTGACATTTATATTCGGATTGGCTTTTATCCAGTTTTGCGGATCTGTCCAATCGTCATTTTCGTCTAATTCTGCTATGTAAATGAAAATATTCTCATTTTCAACTGTTTCATTCAGAATATTTTTGTAATAGTCATATAATTCTTTGCAAAAACAGTTTGGATTTCTGCCTGCGGTCGTTCCTGTTCCGATTAATGGCTGTGTTCTTGCACCTGTCGCACTGTCCAAAATATTGTACACATCACCTGTTTTGTGTGCGTGCAACTCATCAATCAATCCCAAATGCACATTTAAACCGTCCAAAGTTTCACTGTCTGACGATAGCGGTTCAAATTTTGATAATTGTGCATCAAAAGTGATGTTGTTCCGGTACGTTGTCAATATAGTTCGTAGCTCCGGTGACTTCCCAATCATATTCTTTGCCTCGTCAAATATAATTCGTGCTTGGTCCTTTTTGGTTGCTGCCGAATAAATTTCAGCACCGTTTTCACCGTCACAAACAATAACATATAGTCCGATGAACGCCATCAACGTAGATTTTCCGTTTTTTCGTGCCACCTGAATGTAAAAATATCTGAATCGGCGTGTATCATCATCTTTACGCTTCCACCCGAATATAGAACCTACAACAAATCTCTGCCAATCTTCTAATATCAGTGGCTTGCCTGCCCACTTTCCTTTGCTGTGTCGGCAGTAATTTTCAGCGAATGCAAAACAATATTCTGCTTGCTCTGCATCAAAGTAGTACGGATAATCTTTTCTTTTAGATTTTTTTAAATCTTTCAGATGTCGCTTGCACGCTTTTTTTACCGAATCACCTGCAATAATCTTGCCAGCTACGACTTTTTTCGCATATGATGTTACCGAATCCATAGTTTACGCACTCCTGTTCTTCTTGCTGATGAATTCCATAATACTTGCTTTTTTGTCCTCAGTTTCTACCGGGTTTGTCATTCCGGCTCTTGATGACGGTGTCAATCCGAACTCTTTGGCGAACGTCAGCATTTGTTTTTTTGCAGTGTTTGAAATGCTGATTTCAGGTATTTGTTGTTCATACCCTTTGGCGGTGATAAACGTCAGCGGTGCAGGAGAATTTTTGTCCGGTTGTTTTGCCTGTATCGCCTTTTCAGCTAATACCCACTGTGCATATGAATCGCAGTATGCGGCAAATGTTCCTACATCTGCATCCGTCAGCATTCCGGCATTGAATACAATCGGTGCTAATCGTTTCCACTCTTTTTTTGCAATTTTATTTAGGAACACCGGCGGTGACGGAACTTTTTCCGGTTTTGAAAATTGCAATCTGTTTTCAGTTTTTCTATGTCCGGGATTGCCGTGTAGTTCCTCCAGCTCTGCCGGTTTTTTCGTTGGTCCTCTTGCTCCCATTTTCGGTTTAACCCCCTCTCGAAAACTTGCGTGCGTGTCTCTCTATATATGGCAACGGTCTACCGCACATTCGCAAAAACAATTTTGATACCCCCTCCCGTGAAAAAAAATCTTCACGAAAGAAAAAAATTTTTAATATTATCTACCAAAACCGCCGTCTTCTGTCGCAGTCTTACGGTCATGGCATTGCTTGCACAGTGGTTGCCAGTTGTTCCTGTCCCAGAACAGCTGTTGATTTCCCTTGTGTGGTGTGATGTGGTCTACAACTGTGGCTTTCTCGTATCTTCCCTGTTGCAGACAGCGAATGCAAAACGGATGTGACAATAGATATGTCTTGCTTGCTTTTCGCCAACGTCCGTTATATCCTCGCTTGCTCGCCGATTCCCTGTGGTCGTCATATTGTCGTTTCAAATGTTGATGTAATTCACAATATGTGTCGTGTGTCAGTCGGTGACATCCGCATTTGTTACATACGTGTAGTGCAGCCTGTGCCATTGTCTTTCGTCCTTTCGGTCTATTATACATAACCCGTTATTGTGTATAATTGAATCAGTTCAGTTCCTACTAATAAATGCACACAAAAAACCGGGGTTTCATTATACGTTGAACATTTATGTATAACAAAATTAAATTTTAAAGTTTTTCATAGCAGTTAATACACTGTCTTTTGTAACGCCAATATACCGCAATGTATCACTGGCATTACGGTGATTAAACCATATTTGCAGTGTAACTATATCGTGTGTTTGTCTGTAATAGTGGTAGCCACACGTCTTCCGTAATGTGTGTGTGCCGACTTTGTATCTGATACCTACATGGTCCGCTGCTTCACGCAAAACCTTGTAAGCCATGTCACGTGTTATCGGTTTGTATTCATTGTTTGGATTTGGTATTAATGCCTCTTCCGGTGTACGGTGTTCGCAGTAGGTTTTATATTCTCTCAACAGCTCATCGTTATATGCAACCGTGATTTCCTTTCCGGTCTTGCTCTGCCGGAACGTTGCAGTATTACGCCCCTTAACGTCACCTACTGTCATTTTCAAAATTTCATTAATACGCAATCCTAATGAAATACCTGTAATGAACATAATGTAATATTTAATATCCTTTTGACGCAGATATTTTTTGATTGCGTATACATCACGTTTATCACGAATTGGTTCAACCGTATTCATACAATCACCCTTCGTATTCTCTTAGCCACCTACGCAGATCTCTTTCAAACATTTTACGTTTGTGACGACATTCACGCCATTTTCTGTTTCGTCTGTTCCATTCAGTGCAGAATTTTCTGCGTTTATATTCAAACTTCTTTTTTCGCAAATATTTTTTTATTTTTTCAAGCATAGTTTTATCCTTTCTACCGTTTATATATTGCTTACATCAATCTTGCCACTCATCAGCTCCGGCAACAGTGCGTCCCGAAGTTCTGCTAAATATCTGTTTTCTTCAAAATTTAGATAATATATGTGTTGTTTCCACGTGTTAAATATCATCATAAGAATGCTTGAAATATTTTCTTTGCTGTTATTTGAAAATGTTATTTCATTTTTATTTTTTGTTGTTTTGAAATAATCATTTTTTACAATCTTTTCACCACATATTTTTTCTGTCAATTTTGAGAAATCATTATTTGTACCGTTGTCCTGCTTGAACAGTTCAATGTCAAATCCTAAAGACTTGGCGATTGTTTCGTTTATTGTTAGTTTACAAGTATTTTTTTCAGTTATAATTCTGTTAATATCCGCAACTATTTCGTTGTACGGTCTATGTGCATTTTCTATATTCTCAAACTCTATGTATCGGCTTGGCACCAATACATAATTATTGTTTTTTATTTCTTCAATGCTTACTGCCTTGCAGTAACCCGCTATATTTCCGTACTGTTCAATTTGTATTAATACATCTTGTATCTGACTTTCGGATATAATCTTGACCTCTTTTGCGTATGTCCTGTTAGTGTGACTTTTGCCGCCAAACTGTCCGTTTTGCATTCGTTGTTCCGTTTCATACCTCTGTCGCAGGTCAATCATTTCTATCGTTGAATGTTTTTTATTTTTGTTAAATGTTATAATACACGTTGGTATTGACGTAACTTCAAACATTTTATCTGGACATACAATTATACTTTCTATGAAATTCATTTCGACTAAATACTGTCTTATTTGCTTTTCCTTTTGATTGTCAGTGCTTAACACGCCATTCGGCAATATAAAACTTGCCTTGCCATTAATTTCATCTAACGCAGTCAATATAAACGCATAATTCGCATTACTTTCCGGCGGTACTTCGCACTGTGAAAATCTATTCTGTAATTGTGCAAATACCGGCTGTTCCCATTTCATATTGTACGGCGGATTTGATATACAACAATCAGCTTTAAATTCACTCTTATCTACTTCTTTAACCGTTGCAAATCTATCACCCTTTTGCGTCCTGTATGTTTTGAAATTTTCATCTGACAATACATCACAATGGATAACTTCGGCGTCAATATTTCTAATTGCCAAATTAAACAATAAAAACGGAATAACACGACTATCATATTCTTTGCATATAAATTTTAAATCGTTATTCTCGTTCCATTTTTGGATTGTCAATGCTCCACTTCCCGCACACAAATCTAAACAAATTTTTTCATCTTTGGTTTTTGATAACTCTGCAACCGCTACCGCAAGGCTTTTCGGTGTGTAGTCTTGCATTTTTTCCTTGCGGTCGGCAAAATAATATTGAAATATCATTTGCATATAATCTATTGTTAAATCGGGACATATTAAAATCCAATCTTCGCATAGCTTTCGACACTTTTCCGCATTTAACAATGTTGATTTTAATTCATCAACAACATCTTCAATTTTTTCTATGCTGAAAACGTTCTTGAATTTTTCAACTAATTGCAATAGCTCCATAATTATGTCCCTTTCTTTATCCAAAATAAAAAACAGAATGTATATGCATTAACATATACATTCCGTATAATCAGCATAAACATGGTACGCTGAATACTTCAAGCGTGTCTATGCCTATCTTAATATCTCTATTCCCCTCTTTTGCTTTGAGATATTTTTTCCCACTGCCTCACGGCAGTTCACCCTTCGATTCATATACTACCACAGGATCAATGTTACATTCTATTACATAATGACGTTTTTATGGATTTTTATAAAATTCCGCATACAAAAAAAGCCGGAATAAAATCCGGCTTAATCTTTTTCTAAAACTCTTTTGATTGCAGACAGTGCCTTGGGGTGAAGAATATGTACAACGTGTTTGTATGAATAGTTTAGCTGTTCTGCAATCTTTTCCCACGTTAAATTTTGAATATACCTCTTAATTAACAGTCTTCGGAGTGTAGCACTTTCGACCTGATTCACGGTTTGAAGAATTTCATTTTTTATTTTGTACAATTCGCCAATTCTGTTTTTGATGTTTTGTTCATAAACCGCTACATTTATTTCGTCCAAAAATGCAACCGGATTAACCGCCTGCAAATCAGCAATTTCTTCTTCAATCTCAATTCCTCTCTGTAACCATTCTTTTGTCGTCATGCTTTCACTCCCCCGTTTTGCTTATTCTTCGTCTAATCGCTGCTGATATTTGGTGTAGTACCACTTTAACTCATCTTTGAATACTTCGATAGCTCCCTCGGCTTTTTCCCCCGATGTAAAGTATATAGTATTTGGGGTTCGAAAACGAGTAGTATAAACCACGAAAGGAAAATCATTAAAACAATCGTACTCTATATGATATTTAAAAATATTTTCATTTTTCCAATCAGATATAGAAATAGCCTTGTCATTTTGTGCCTGCCACTGTCTTAGCTGACGGAGCAATCTGTCTGCACGAGCGTTGTTCTCGGCAATGGTTTTATTGCTGTAATAATTTCCTACATCATAACAATCTCGGTCTAATGTGCTATAGGTCTTCTTTATTCTTTTCACTTCACTATCCACATCAACAAGATAATAATACTCATCATTGCATTCTTCCCCTCGTTCATAGCCCGTCTTAGGTTTATCCTCAACCAGTCCCAACTCTTTCAGCGGCTCAAATATTCCCATTTTTTTTAGCTGTTCCTCGCTGATTTCAGCTTGAACGCTTTTATCGTTCACTTTCAACTCTACTTGCATTACTTTTCCTCCTGCGTTAATAAATATAAAGTATATTATTTTTTGGAATAATTGCTAATACTTTTTTGTTTCCCTGATTATATTCTTTTAATATAACTAAATCCGCTACATGTTCGACAATATTGCAACGGTAGTTGAAAGACAGAAGTTCACCGTTTTTCAATTTTGTCTCAAACCAACTATCTTTGCGTTTGGCTACTGTCTTTTTCGTTTCACCCGTAGGTGTTTTCATTGGTGGTGTAATAAAATTTTTATTTTTATTTTTCATCTTCTTGTCCTCCCCAAAAATCATCATTATTAAGTGCCATCAGCAAAGCCATAAGTTCATGATATTTTTCTTTATCTGCATCATCTAAATGCCAATATTCTTCATATCCTTTTCTGATTATTGCTAATAGCACAAAGCCGAATATAATACATATTGTTGCAAACACTCTACTCAGTGCTGATGGTATCATCAGCATAAATGCTATCCGACACCATGTTTCAGTGTGCTTGTCCCACGATTTGAAAATCATCTTGGATATATTTATTTTATGCTTTTTCAAATTTTATTCCTCCATTGACCTTTCACAATCATCTACCGGATAAACTTCATATTGTTCTCTTAGTTCTCTTGTAATACCATTTATACATTGTTCTATTTCCCAGTCACGCTTTCTGGTAAAAAAAATCTCACCATATACTTTTGCTATTTGGTTTCTTAGTTCTTTTTGCTCTGGTGTATCTTTGTTTTTACATTCATTTTCTTCGGTCAATATAGCAACAAGCTTTCGGAAATATTTTGTCCCCATAATATTGTTTACAACATTAGTTGCGATACTATGCCCTCCGAATTTGTCACGTTGTCGCAATAAACAAATTGACTTATCATTTAATCCCAATTCTTTATTGACATCTATATTTTCTCGTTGCATGACAGGTGACACACCGATTAAATACTCAACTGTAACATCATAGTATCGAGCCATACGGATAAGTAAATCGTATCCAGCGTCACGACCGTTTTCGTAATACGATAGATTTTGTGGACTTATGTTTAAATCTTCTGCTGCTTGTCTTTGTGATATACCTTTTAATTCTCTTACACGTTTCAATCTTTTGCTGAATACTCCAATCCTTTCTTCTCTCTGTATTCTCTTTGTATTTGTTTTTCCTAACAAGTAATCAGTTGAAACATTAAAAAGCCTCGAACACGCAATAATAAACTCGCTATCCGGTTTTCTTTGCCCATTTTCATAGAACGAAATAGACATACTTGACACATTTAAAATTTTTGCCAATTCTTGTTGCGTCAATTCGTTTTCTGTTCTTAATTCTTTTATTCTTCTTCCTATCATCTTAAATAAACTCCCTTCCGTATTGTTTCAACGATGAATAAACTGTGCCGTGAGATATTCCTAATGCCTCGGCAATTTGTTTTTGCGTAAACTTTTCATTTGTCAACTTCACTATCTGATTATGATATTCCATTGCTTTGCTCTTTCTTTGCACCTTTGCAACAGCCCATGTTGGCTTAACACCATTTTTAATTGATTCCGTAACATTTCGCCATGCAGCACCTATACATACACCGGAACATAACTGAATATCGAACGGTTTTCCTGTGTTTTCGTCAATGTGTTCGTCCATCAAACGACCACACATACTACAATATCGTTTTCGCATTTTACTGTCCCCTTTCACACTATCACCGGCAACAACAATAATTCTGTATCACCGTCTTTTATTATCAATGCGTCTTTCTGTGATTTCAATTCCAAAACAACATTGTCGGACCGTATTGTTTTTATCATATCCATTAAAAAATCAGCATTGAAACCGATTTTAATATTGCCAGCTATTTTTGTGGCATCAATTTCATCTTTTAGCTGGCAGCGAAGATTTCTGCCATTGCATTTCAAAACATCATCTTTCAATTCCAATGTTACCGGAACTTTTGTTTTACCCTGTTCCGAAACGAATTTGCCACGTTCAATCATCTGCATAAACTCTGCACGTTTTATCGTTGCAGTTATATCCGATTCACGATTCATCATATTGTCATATTTGACATAACCATTTTCATTAAATGTACTGGCGACAACTATAAATTCACTGTAATCTAACAACAACCGCATATTTGTATTATCAACAATAATACGCAACAGTGGATTTTCACTTTCAATACGACACAGTTCCTTTGCCGCAGGAAGCGTTATTACAAACGACATATTTTCATATGTGCCAACAGGTGTAGTTATATGTGCCATTCGTTTACCGTCAGTTGAAACATTGTGTAATATTCCATTTTTTATATCAAATAGCACACCGTTATACTGCGGTCTGTATCCGACTGTCGGTGCTGCAAACGGCACAGTTTTAGTTAAAATTTCTCTAAACCGTTCCTGTTCTAACATCAATTCATTATTGCATTCCGGCATGGATATTTTCGGATAATTTTCCGCAACTGTTCCTTGCCATTTCTGCTTGTATGTTCCGATTTTCATTTCAATGACATTGTCTTTGTCGGTTGATATTATAACCTCCATATTTTCACCTTTTGAAATGTTCATCAAATACTTTGGGTTACATACAACCGTCCCTTTCTGCTCAACGTCTGCACGAACATAATATTTGATTTTTATGTCATTTGAATATGCTGTCAATTCCACCATATTCGGTGCATTGGCATCTATCAGAATACCGCCCAACATCTTCATTGTTTCTGCATTGACAGCATGATTTATAACTTTGATTGCCCTAATGATGTTATATTTGAATGTTCTGAACTTCATTTTTGCTACTCCTTTCTTCGCAATAAATTTTGATTCGATTTTTTTATCTTTTATTCTATGGCTAATATTCAAATAAAAATAGTGATTATATTTTCGTAGAAACGGCTTAAAATCTGATGTCCTAAGCCGTTTTTTTGATTATAAAATCAATTATGTTTTTTTTCGATTTTATAACCATTAAAATCTGGTTATTTTTCTGAAATTTCATCAGCTTTCACTTTGTCATTTTTCCTCTTTTTCAGCTTCGCCAGTTTTTGCGTTTTCTTTATCATTTTCGTCCGGTTTGTCCCACACTGCCGCCGAATTTTTACTACGATTAAATGGGTCTTTTTTCACATTCCAATTTGAAAATTTCATGTATTCCGGTTGGAATTTTAAAAACATTGTTCCTGTTTGCGAAAACCTTGATTTCGGTAACAATATCTCAACTTTGCCTGTTGGTGGTTGTGATTTGTCTTTTCTATATGCGTCTTCGTTATGGATGAACATTACACTGTCGGCATCTTGTTCAATAGCTCCGCTGTCACGAAGATCGGCAAGTGTCGGTCTTTTGTCCGACCGTTGCTCATTTGCTCTATTCAGCTGTGAAAGAGCAATTATCGGGCAACCTAATTCTTTCGTTAAAATTTTCAGTTCTCGGCTAACTTCACTAACAGCTTGTGCCTTTGTGCAGTTTTTATTGTTTGGCATTTCAATTAATTGCAAATAGTCAATAATCACCACCCCCAAAGAGCCATATTGTTTTTTTAACCTACGGCAAACCGAACGAATTTTTCGCACTGTCATCTTGGGTTCATCACAGATTAACAATTTTTTTGTTTTTTCTGATTGGTTCATGAAACCGGCGAGTTTTGTCCAATCATCATCTTCTAATTCTCCGTATCGCAATGCAGAATATTTAATGCGTGTCATCGAGGATACCAGACGGAGCATTAACTGTTGTGCGCCCATTTCCAACGAAAAAAATACTACCGGTTTTAATTCGTTGTAAACTATATGTTCAGCAACATTTAATGCAAATGCGGTTTTTCCCATACCCGGTCTGGCACCTAAAACCAGCCAATCCGTCCATACCGCCCATTTTCAAATCTATGTTATCAAATCCTGTTGCCTGTCCCGGAATACTACCTTTGTTTTCACTTGCTTTTGCAATGGTGTCATACGTCTGCATTATCAAATCGTCTGCGGTATTGACATTGATAGAATCACTCTCCGTTGCCAGCATATATTCCACTTTGTCGGATATTTTTTCTATTGGCAATGTTGTATTGCCTGCCATAGTCAATATTTTATTTGACATATCTATGTACCAACGACGTTTCGCATATTCTTTTACGATTTTACCATAGTAAATTAAATTATGTTTCGTTGGGTTGTTGCTGATCGCACCCTTCAGAAATTCAATTCCCTTGTATTCTTTGGCGGTTTTTAATGTACTATCTACCGTCACTATGTCGATTTTGTCGTTTTTGTCGTTTAGGTACAAAATGCATTTGTACACCAATTTGCAATCACTGAAATAAAAATCATTGGGTGTTAGGTTGACTTCGGTGGTTAATTCATCCACATTGCCACCAATGATTAATGCACCAACGACTGCCTGCTCCGCCTCATAGTTGGCAGGAATTTGTTGTTGTTCATACATCGTTATCCCTCCTTCGTAGTCGTGCGGCATACTCAGGGTCTTCCGCCTCGATTGTGGCGATGTAACTATCATCTGTTTCCTCAGTCAAAGCCGGCTGTGCCGGTGTGTCTAAGTAATCGACAAACGCTTTCTCTTGTCCCACAAAATTGGTGGAATATTTAATATAGCGTTTGTCTGTGTGCTGTTCCTCTATTTCAGCGAGGTAATTATTCAGTGCAGTCATCAACTGTTCGGCTGAATAGGTCTTTCGGGTGTTGATGTAGTTCTTCATGGTCTGTTGTTCATTTCGTGGGTGCGGATATTTTGAATACCACTCCTTGAACTCAGACACCAACTCCGGTGACGGAGTGGTCTTAGTGTTTTTATTCTTAGTGTTTTTATTCTTAGTATTTTTATTATTTAGTAGTATCGGTTTTTCCGTCGATGGTTTTTCCGTCGATGGTTTTTCCGTTGACGGTTTTTCCGTCGATGGTTTTTCCGTCGATGGTTTTTCCGTTGACGGTTTTTCGTAAACGTGATATTCATAACCTTCAAACTTTCCGTTTTTATCTTTGCGTTGCTTTCGCACTATATAGCCGTTTTCTATTAACTCTTTTAGCCCACTGTTTAATGAATTTTCTTTGTCTGTTGTGTGCTGTACTATTTCTGCTTTGTAAAATTGCCAGTTATCCGGATATGACAACAGCAGGGCTAAAAGTCCCTTAGCTTTCAAACTGATTTCTTCATTCAGCAGAAAGGCTTTATCAATAATTACAAAGTTGTCCTCTTTGTGTATTCTGTAAATCGCCATTATTATAATGTCCTCCTTTTCTTTTTTGTATCTCGTCCATTTTCAAGCGTACTCGAATAAACCCTACCTTTCCGCAGGGTTTATTTAAGTCAAATTGCACAATTATTGTTTTTTCTTCATCAATGTACTTCCGGTGAAATACACTGATTCTACAACTATTTTGTTTGAATAGTGCTTAATACCATCTTTTTCGTAGTTGTTGTTTCTGATTGCACCTTCAAATGCGACCATGTCACCCTTTGAGAAGTTTTTTTCAAGAAAATCCGCATTGTGTCCCCACAATTCGCATTGAACGAAATCTGTATCATACTCATTTTTAGAATTTTTGAAACGTCTTTGCACTGCCAAAGACACTTGAACAACGGTACTGTCACCTATGTACTTCTTTTTTAGGTCGTTACAAATACGACCTATCAGCATTACTTTGTTCATTTTTCTATCCTCCTTTGCTTGTCCAACCGTAGGAGCATTATGCTCCTTTTTCTTCGTTTTCGGTTGCCTGTTCTTGAATTCGTTGATTTACCGAACGAAAAACAGAAGATAACATAGGAAATTCCGACACATTGATAACTTTTCCTGCCACACTTTCAACTTCTTTTCCGTTCGCTAATATGTGATGTATTCTCATTTTTATCACCCCGTTCCATATTTATGAATTATGTATTTTGTCCTATTCCGAAAGGTGCTTTTTTTGTCCTCTCATTATTTAAGTCCCTATTTTTCACCGTTTTTCTACCTTTTCATAAGCAAATGGCGGTAATTTTTTTAATTGTCATTAAAATCAATACTATAACCGCCTTTAATTGCACCAAAACTCTGCAATTCGGCAACTATTGATAGCATTGATGAAATATCGTCCATAATTTCACTGACACGAAAATCCTGCATTTTGTCTTGAATTTTCAATGCGTCATACAGTTCATCTGAAATTTGCATTGTAAAACTCATACTTTTTTTGAATATAGTATCGTATTTGAATGTTACAGCTTTCATTTGCAATACGCCACCAAACTGCAACCAATGACGATACATGCCCAACCGATAGTTATCATTTTGTTTCTCCTTCTGTCAATTCTTTTTTCTTTTCTAATTTTTTATAAAATTCACTGCCATTGATTTCTATAACGCCATCACATTTCGGCTCAAATTGTTCAAGTGAATTGCAGGTAATTCCCAAATATAAAATGCCATCATATGAAAAAGTAGTATAAGAATGTGGGTTATAGCATAAATCCTTAAAATAGTCACCCCAATATACTGGTTCAAGATTGACGATAATTTTTTTAATAATGCATTCTTTTTGAAATTCTTTCAGAGTTTTTGAAGTTTTCTTGAATTCATACAAATCATTAAATTGTCTGCTACGCTTAAGTTCCGTTGCAAATTTTGATAAATTATTTGTTGTATTTTCAATATGTAGTGCAATGTGTTTTTCCCATGTGTCGGTAAATGGTTTATTTATCGGTCCATTTCCAGCCAAATAATATTGATGACCGTCAATGCCATGGGAAGAATAAAAATCAGCAATAAATTTATTACGTTCTTTATAATTTTTTTTATAAATCGCAACAGCATCTAAAATTTTTTGATTTTTAATCATGTAAAACTTTGTCATAATTTTTCCCCTTTCCGTCACAGGTTCAAGAGAGCCACCCTCCGGTCAAAACATTTTTTGAGGTGATGCCTTGAAACAGACTTTCTAAAATTTTATATATTTCTACATTCATATGGAGTGAGTGGCTCACTTCAACCTGTGATTTTTTTACTGCTGACATATGTAAACCACTCTGCCACAAGAAAGGAGTCACTGTTTGCTAAATGGAAACCCAAACAGATACAAAAAACAAAAACAGGGTGGCTGGCATATGCCAGCAGATTATTTTTAAAATAAGTCGTCTATTGTACAATTCAATACATTCGCAAGTGTCGGCAACTTATCACTTCTTGGCGATGCTTCGCCTGTTTCCCACTTCGCGATGGTTGACCTATCGACATTGATTAACTTTGCAAGACTTTCTTGTGTCAAATTTTCTTTTTCTCGTAACATTTTTAAATTGTTCATTCTTCTCACCTCCCTAAAGTGATGTTCCTTCACTTTTGATTTATATTATAAGTGAAGTTTTCTCACTTGTCAAGACTTTTTCGAAAAATAGGTGAATTTTCTTCACTTTATCTTGCTATGTGAAGTTTTTTCACATATAATGTTTTTGAGGTGATTATCATGAATATCCTTAGGGAATTGCGAACAAAAAAAGGTGTATATCAAAAGGATGTAGCAAAGTATCTTGGCGTAGACAGAACAACATATGTTAAATATGAACGTGGAGATAGTGAACCCAGTATTGACATTATAAAAAAATTGGCTAATTATTTTGATGTAACTGTTGATTTTTTAGTTGGGGAAGAAAAAAAAGCAAATACTTTAGACGAACAGTTAAGCGGAATTGAATTCGCATTATACGGTGAGATACACGATTTAACAGATGACGAAAAACAGGACATTCTGTCATATGTTAAATTTAAAAAATCACAACGACAAGAATAATATTAAACTGCTTGTTTTGATTTACCGAACTGCAACACAAAGGAATATATAAAAAAGGGGGAAATGCACTAATGAAAAATGAAAAAAATTTATTTACAAAAAAAATATGGGAATATCCACCAACCACCATAAAATCATTTTCGATTATTACTTTAATTTTAAGCATATTATTATGTTTGCTTAGTTTATTATTATGCTTAGTTATACCTTTTGCAGGACTCCTTGGAATTATATTCTCCATTTTTTTGTTTTGTGTTGCAAAAAAACAACGCAATATCGCAGAACAACTTGAAACGGGTACGTTTTCACCACCCTCGGAGGTGACGGTCAAACAACCTAACCCAGGTATAAAAAACGTCAAGAAGGAAGTAATCAATTTTTATAATACACCCGAAGAGTGTATCAATACGTTTGTAGTTTTCGATTTAGAAACAACAGGACTTGACGCTTCATATGATGAGATAATACAGATAGGTGCAATCAAATACATAGATGGAGTAGAAACAGCACGTTTTTCTACATATGTCAAACCTAATGTTCCAATTTCAAAAAGTGCATCTAAAGTTAATCATATCTACGCATCAACCGTTGCATCTGCTCCGGACATATCAGTGGTATTGCCACAATTCGTTGAATTTGTTGGTGATTATGATTTAGTGGCACATAATTCAGCTTTTGATATGAAATTTTTGCAAACCGCATTAAATTGTACGGGAATGAATATTTTGCGTAATAACGTGCACGACACGCTTGATTATGCTAAAGACATACTTTCGTTACCCGATTATAAATTAAGCACAATAAAAAAATACTATAATATACACATTTCATCACATGATGCACTGAATGATTGCTTAATATGTTCAAGAATATACCTTGATTTTTTTAATTATTATATTGATTGTGTCATTCCTAAATATGATGAATTAACAAATGATGCTTACCGTTGTTTTTTAGACACCACTGGAACTATTGACAATGATAACATATCTGATACTTTCAGAGGTATCATCGAAAAGAAGTGCATTGAAAACGGTGGCAAATGTTATAAATCAGCTGCTAAAAATGCAAAATATGCAATTATAGCCGGTAGTTTAAATAAAAATAATAATCGTGTACGATATTGGCATGAAAAAGGATATAAAGTAAATGAAATTAATGAATTTGTTAAATTTTTAAATTTGAAATAAGCATCAAATCGGAGGACAAATAATGCTAAATCAACTCAATCAATATGCAATACAACATAATATAGACGTCGATTTTTTTTCAATGCGAGCAATTAAAGCATTGTCCATACCCGGTGCTATTGCATTAAATCCGTTAATGATTCATACAATGCCTGAATTGATAGATGCGTATTCACATGAATTAGGGCACCACGAAACAGGTTCATTTTACAAAATTGATTCAAAATATGAAACACGACAGCGTATGGAAGAAAAAGCAACACGCTGGGCAGTACAAGAATTGATTCCGGCGGACAAACTATTGGCAGCATTTGAAATGGGATATACTGAAATATGGCAGTTAGCTGAATATTTCAATGTCACGGAAGATTTTATAAAAAATACAATAAGAATACATAGAGTAAAGGGCAATATTTAGGGAGTGATGCTTTTATGAAAGTCGGAATATATTCAAGAGTTTCTACCCAAGAGCAAGCACGAGAGGGTTATTCGATCGGCGAGCAAGTAGAACGTCTAAAAAATTATTGTGCCGCTAAAGGTTGGATTTTATATAAAACATATACTGACGCAGGCTTTTCCGGTGCAAATACTGACCGCCCCGGAATGCAACAATTAATATCAGATGTTGCTGACGGTAAAATAGATATGGTATTAGTCTATAAATTAGACCGCCTAAGCCGTTCACAAAAAGATACACTTTTTTTAATCGAAGATGTATTTATAAAAAATAATGTCAATTTTGCATCTATAACAGAAAATTTTGATACATCAACACCCTTCGGACGTGCTATGATTGGTATATTATCAGTATTTGCACAGTTGGAACGTGAACAATTCAGAGAACGTTCCATAATGGGAAAAGATGCAAGAGCAAAGGAAGGACTACATCACGGAGGCGGAGCACCAACAGGGTATGATTATATTGACGGTCAACTTATAATAAACAAAGAAGAAGCCGAATTGATAAAGGAAGCATATCGTCTATTTTTGGAAGATGATATGACTATGATGGGAATAGCGGCTAAATTATCAGTATTTTCAGAGAAATTCAAGTATGATCACCGAATCAGAAAGATGTTGACAAATCCTCTTTATGCCGGATGGACACATTGCCGTGACGAGCTGTACAAGGGGCAACACGAAGCAATTATATCTCAAGAAGTATTTGATAAGGTACAGACCAAATTGAAAATAAGAGCCGAAAATAATCCCCATTATCGTAATGCATTTAACAGAACATCTTTGCTCGCAGGTATTCTATGGTGCAAAAAATGCGGTGCAAGATATTTTAAAAGAGTTCGCCGATACGAAAAGGGCAGCAAAGTATATTATTATAATAAATATCAATGTTATAGTCGTAGTTCATATAAAAATATGGTCCGAGATAAAAGTTGCAAAAATAAAATATGGACTATGGACGTATTGGATAAAGCAGTAATTGATGAAATAAAAGCATTAGTGGCAAATCCAGCCGAAGTTGATAATATTATTAAACTAAACCAATCAAACAATAACATCACAGAAAAAAAAGAATTCTATAAAAAAAGAATCAAAGAAATAGAAAAACAAATGAATAAGCTAACTGATTTGTATAGCATAGACGGAATTGATATTGACTTTGTGGCAAAGAAAATCACTGCACTAAATACCGACAAAAAACGTATAGAATCAGAAATGAATGCGATTAACGAACACAAACCATTAATTTCAGCCGAAGATGCAAAGAAAAGATTATCCGGTATATCCAACATCTTAGACAACGGAGAATTTACGGAAAAGGTTAAAGTTATAACATCATTAATCAACAGAATTGAAGTAGATGATGATGATATTTATATCTATTGGAACTTCGTCTGATTTTTATTTTGCCCATTTCGGCATATCATTCAACCTCGGTTAATACTGCTAAGGTAACTTTAAAGAAATACTTCAAATCAACCGAATAAAAACCTCTGTTAAACGGCACAGCCTCAATGTCCGTAAACACCCAAATCACTTCGGCTTTTGTGCATTTAACGTTTATTGCTCTGTCCACAATATCCTGACCGCACGAAGTCAAGTACACGCGTACATTTTCCAAGCAGTCTTTATCCCTACAACTGTCATATATCTTATCAGTATGTACACACACTGCTTCACGGAAATTTGTATCACAAGGATATTTTCTTTCTCTTCCGCAGTCATTACAGCAATTTCTGTTACAATCAGCCATTTATTATCATTCCTTTCTATGTTTTTGGGGTTTTCCCTTGGTATAGAATATGAAACTCACCGAAAAGTGTTACTTTAACCGATTATTTTAAATTAAAGTCTGAAAATTGCAAACATTTCTATTTGGATTATGATATAATATGAAAAGTTTAGAAGTATCACGAAAGGAATTAAAAC